CCTGGCCCACGTCGTCCCTCGACCATCGCTGACCTCAAGGCCCCGCTGCTGAATCCAGCAGATACCGTTACGGAGCTGGCCGTGCTGCTCGCGCAGGCGAAGCCACGTCTTCGAGCTGACGACTTTGCGAGCGAACTCGCAGGAGGACTTGAAGCTGCCTCCGTCGATCAGGTCGCGGAAGCTCTGCCCGAAGGCTTCGCGCTCGCCGTTGTAGCACTTCTGCCTGCGGCTGTCCCGGTAGGGGATGTCGTACGTCTTGCCTTTGTAGGTGTGCTTTGCCATCTCAGAGTCTTTCAGAATAGTGGCGACCATTCGCTCACAAACACCCTATCGGCATCAAGGGCGGGAGGCTGGAGTGTTTTTCAACTTTCCTGTCTATCCGCTCTCAGGGAAACATTTTCCTTACCCATCTGAACCAGTCGGTCAGGGGTCTTCCGCAGCTTCAGGTGGTGGGCCTTGCTCGTCACGGACTTGACGGTGCGCCCCACCCGTCGGGCGATGTCGAGGTTGTCGTGGTCCGGGTACAGCTCCACGAGCATGGTGATCTGCTGCTTCGTCCAGCGCGGCATCCGGCGACCGGGGAACGTCACCTTGTCTTTGCCCAGCGCGAGCGAACGCGCCATCTCTTCGATGTGCAGCGTCGAGACTCCGAAGTGCTGGGCCAGCTCTCGATCGCTACGTCGCCCGTAGAGCAGCTTGAGCTGCTGCACCTGATCTCTGCTCAGTTGGTAGGTCATAGTTCTTCGATCCTCTTGGTGAGGTCGTCCAGCGACTCCTCGGCCTCGTTGCCCCACTGCACGAACGCCGGGCCTCTGCCGTTGTGCGGCACACCGTCGTCGCCGATCTTGCCCAGGGTCATGGTGCAGATGCTCAGGGACTTCAGCTCGCTGCCCTCGTCGGCCTTGTTCTCCTCGCGGCTCATAACCTCGGCGAACCGGATAGCCGCCAGAGCCGCATCCTTGGGCGTGTCGGCCTCGAAGTTCAGCCGGTGGTGCCAGAACTGGTCGTCCTTGCCAAACAGCAGCGAGACCTCGTACACGACCGTTCGCGCCCACCCGAGGCGGCGCATCCGATCGGGCACGTCGGGATCGTTGTCGTCGGCAACGGTGCCCAGGAACACCATCACCAGCTTGGCGTCCAGGTCGTCGGCATAGAGGGTGCCCTTGTGCGACGACACATTGTTACACAGCAGGATGTCTCCTACGCTCGGCTTAGAACGGCTCATGGTAGAGGGGGTCTTGGTTGATGGTTTCCAGGTTCATGTACCAGTTGTGCGGCCCACCGAAATGCTCGTCGAAGTGGGCTCGTGCCTCTTCCAGTGTCGGGAGCTTGTATGCACGCGGACGGTCGATTGTGCGCTGCTCGCCTGCTTCCGTGATGACCATCATCGAACGCCCGAGCTGCACGCGGTCTACCCCATTCGGCAGTAGGCGCTTGAGGGCCTGCCCGAGCTTGGTCGCTCCCGAACGGTAGTAGAGGTTGTAGGTGCGGAGATACTGCACGAAGTCATAGGCCAGCGAGGAGCACACGATGTACGGCGGCCACCCCTCACCTGCGAACACCTCGCCGTCTAGCAGCTTGCTGTACCACCACTGCTCCTCGGGACCCATCGAGTGAACCTGCTGCTGGCGCAGTGCATCCGTATGCGGCACGGCTCGCACGTCGAATCCCTTGAGGTCCACATGCAGGAGATAGTGCAGCAGCGCCTCCTGGCCGCCATTCTCCATCTCCTCGTCGATGGCCGAGAAGAACGCTCGATCTTGCAGGTTCTCGTTGCCGACCTCCAGCATCAGGAAGCGCCGCTCGTCCGTACCGGCGGGCACCACCCACTCCTCGTTCGAGGCCATGATGATGTGCAGGTAGTTCCGCGCCGTAATGGCGTTCACGCCCTTGCCCTCGATCATCAGCGTGTCCTCGGTGATCAGGCTCTTGAGGATGGACTCGTGCTTCTTGTCGCCTGCGTAGAACGCTTCGTCGGCGAACAGGATCGAGCAGTCTCGAAGGTGGGCGTTGAACGATCCGACGAGGTGCTTCGCATCGACAACCTGGAGGTAGTGGCGACCAAACAAGCGACCGAATGTATTGGCGAACTTGCCCTTGCCCGCGCCCTTCTTGCCCTTCATCACCACAGCGACGTGGCCCTGCTGGTCCGGGTACTGCACAGCAGTCGCCATCCAGCCCACGAGGTAGCGGTAGACATCCTCGTTGCCTGAGCAGATATTCCGCTTGCAGTGGTCGAGGAACTTGTCGCACTTGCCGGGCTTTGCCTCGACAGAAAAGCCTTTCCACAGATTGAAGGCATCGGGCACGTCTCGCCCAGGGACGAAGACCACCCGGTCGTATTGACGCCTCTGGGCGTGGCGAATCCACCAGAGACCGAGCGGCATCTCCTTGTCGTCGCCCATCGGCACCACCACGTTCGAGTATCGGTTTTTGAAGTCCTCGAACGTCTGATACGACAGAACCGAGCGGCGCATACCATCATCGAACGTCTCGGAGATGATGCGACACTTGCCGCCGATGTCTCCGATGACGGCGTGCCGCTCGTTGATCTTGCGAAGCCACGGGTCAATCGCCTCCTCTTTCGCCCGCTCGATCTGCCGCAGAGCGTACCGCTCGGCACGGCGGCCCTGCTCAATGATCGACTCCGCGATGGCGAACTTGGGATCGGTCAGGACCGAATAGATCACAGCGTCGTCTACGCCCGCCCGCACGAGGGAGCAGCAGACGTAGAACACCGCCTCAGAGCGCGACGGGAAACGCTGCGGGTCGTCAGGGTCGTCGCCCTGGACGATGATCTGCTTGCACTGCTCGGGCACATTGTCGCCCAGGTCGTCCACATGCTCTAGGCGCTGGACGTTCTCGGACTCGATCTTGACGAGGTTGCCCTGAAAGCCCAGGTCGCTGGCTGATTGCACGAGCGGAGCGGGCGTGAAGTCCGCCAGCGTGTAGACGCGATCCGTCTGTCGGCTGACGACCTCGGCCAGTCGGGCGCTCCGTCCCTTGGCAATCTTGTTCGCGTCCGGGCGGTTGACTGTGCCCGGCAGTCGCATGATCCGATCGACGTTGTGGCAGGCATCGCCGTCGAACATGATCTCAAGCTGCTGATTGTATCGCTTCGCTTCCTCGTACTTCGAGGAGTTGCCGTCGATGACCAGCGGCTCGGCGAGTGCCCAGTACGCATGATAACCGCCGCCCGAGTCGATGATCCAGGTCGGGGGCGGGACCGTATCGGGCAGCCCACTGGTCAGCAGATCGAGAGCCCGAGTCCTTTCGGCTTCAAGCTCCTGCCCAGGGCGGGGGTCGATATCGACGTGCAGTACCGCGAGCGCCGCGATGTCCTCGCGCTCGGCCTTCTTCCTCACCGGCTTCATGGTGGGGTTGACCGAGAAGTAGATGTTGTGGTCCTTGCCCTTCGCCTCCAGCCACGCCAGAGTCTCATCGACTTCAGCCGTGGCGAACGAGCGCGTCTCGATCCCCTTCTTGTCGGGACGGATTGCGGTTAGGACCCAGTACCCTTCAGGCCGGAATGCCTGAAGGAACTCGATGGAGGCGGGGTAGTTGGGTTGCATTAGTCGTCTTGTCGGGGGGCGTGCCAGCGCAAGGCCCTGCCGAGTTCTTGTTTCATCTTTGTCGCGCTGCGCCATAGAGCGCAGCACCTATGCTCTAGCTCGGCACGGGTGACGCGGCCAACGTACTCAGCAGCGTCAGGACCCGTGAATAGTAACCAGTCCGTACGAACTTGCAACAGCAAGAAAACGGAACCGCCTTTTCGCCACCGCTCTCGGAGGAAGAGGCGCTGCTGCGGAGTGAAGTGCGGGATGGCGACCTTAGACCCTGCTCGAACCGGCCAGCGAGCAAGCCACTTCAGCTCGATCCACCCGTCGATGTAGTTCAGATCGGGCGTTCCGGGCAGGCAGGGGTTCTCAACGGCAAAGCCGTCAAGGTTCTTCAGAGCCTTGACGACCTTGCCCCTCATCGCCGACTCACTCACAGAGTAGTCTCGAACAGGTTGGCGTGGAATCCGTACGGGTGAGCAACCGCGTTGATGTTCTCGACCCGGATGAGGTACGTCGTTGACGCCGCCAGGATCCATTCGGTGAACCCACCGCCGCCTTCGCCGCCAGAGGCGTGAGGACCGCCGCCGCCCAGCACCAGCTCCTCGTCGATTTTCGTACCGTCTGCCGACAGGGTGGGCGTATGCGTCACCGTCGAGAGCAGGGTGTTCGAGGACGACCTGTTCTTGTTGTGCGCCGTCAGGCCCGTACCCGCCGACGTGACCGTCGGGCCTTCAAAGATTTGCAGCAGACCGTTACCGCCGCCAGAGATCGAGAAGTCGAGATGCACCTTCGAGGTGCTGGTCTGGATCAAGACCTCTAGCGTTCCGCTCGCTGAAACAGCTTGATCGACGAACGTAACGTCGAACAGCTTGCCACGGTGGACGTTGGCGCTGATCGACGGCTCGATCACCAGGGCCTCGTTGATGGCGTCAACATCGGCCACGGCTCCATCACGCAGATCACGGATTAGGACTCTTTCGCTCATTGTTCAAACCTCGCCTTTTGGGGAGTGCTCTCTTGGTTCTGGTACTTGCCATCATACGGCTGCTCGGCAGGCTCGTCGAGCTGATGGCACACGATCTGGGCGATCGGGTCGCCGGTCTCGAACTCTACCGTGAAGGGGCCGTGGTTGGTGATCTCTAGCGTGAGATATCCCTTCCAGCCCGGCTCGATCACCGTGTTCTGCACGGCAATACCCTGCCGTGCCCAGGTGCTCTTGTCGTGGACGATACCCAGCACATCGTTGGGCATGTCGAAGTGCTCCGTGGTCACGGCAAGCATGAACTCGCCCGGACGGAGGGTGACGCGATACCGATCACCGAGGTTGACGCGAACGTCGTACCCTGCCATCGAAAGGCCGTACGACATTCCGTTGTGCTTGGTGCGTTCGTTGAAGGGCGTGAAGATGCCGCGTTTGCGAATGCTCTGTCCTGAAAGGATCATTTGATTTCTCCCCAGTTGGGGCCTACTTCGATGTCTACGCGATGGGGTACGTTACACGGCACACAGGACCGCATAATCTGTGCGAGGTGTTCAGCCTCGTCTCGACTACGGATCGTCAGATCCAGCTCGTCGTGAACTTGTAGCTGTAGCTCGATGCCCGCCTCGTGGGCGAGCACCATCGCCTTCTTGGTCTGGTCCGCCGACGAGCCCTGGATCAGACGGTTGAGCGCCTTGTGCGTCCAGTCGTAACCAAACCCGTCCGCCTTTGCCGGGAAGTGGCAGCGACGGCCCAGGACCGTCCGAATGTAGCCGCGCTCCTTGGCGACCTTCTCTGCCCGGCGGGAGAGATCCCGAATGAACGGCACCTTGGAGTCGAACTGGTCAAGAAGCTCCTGCCCCTCGGGACCCGCGCCCTCATAGTCACGACCGTCACGAGTCTGCCGCCATTCAGTAGGAAGGCCCAGTGACTTGCAGAGCTTCCCACCACCCATCGAGTAGCAGAGCCCGAGGTAGATGGTCTTGGCGTTACTGCGGTTCTGCTTGCGCTGCTTGGCATCCCACGAGTCCCACTGATCCTGACCGTGAATCAGGATCGTCATCATGTCGTGGTTGTCGGTGTTCGGGTCGTTGCGGTAGCGTTCGGCTGCCTCGCGGGCACCTCGACAGTTCGCCATCTCCGCAAAGTGAACCAACCACCTGGGCTCCTGCTGCGAGAAGTCGAGGCACGCCCACTCGCCGCCCTCGTCGGGCAGATAGATCGAGCGCCAGAGCGGCCCGAGGATGGGGTCGCGGGCGGGCTGGTTTTGGAGGTTCGGGTCCGAGGAGGAGAGTCGCCCAGAGACCGTGCCCTTCGCATCGCCACTACCGTCCGGGGTACTACGAAGCTGATGGAACGTAGTGTGGATGCGTCCGTTGACTTGATGCTTGCGGATCGACTCCACGAACGTCGTCCGCACCTTGTTGTATTTCTTGGCTGCGACTAGCGCGTTAGCCGCCGGGTGGTCGAGTCCTTGCAGGGTGGCACTCTTCAGCTCCACCTGCCCGGTCTTGGTGCGGGGCAGCTTGCCGACAGCCGACTCCAGCGCCGGGCCGATCACTGACGATCGGTTGATATCCTCGACCGTGACCTTGTGGCCGGTCAGGCGCGAGAACTCGGCGAGCGAGTCCTCCTCTTCGCGTAGAGCCCGCGCCTCGACCAGATCGAGCTTGCTTAGGTCGATCTTGACGCCTCGACGACGCATCGCAAGCAGCACAGGCAGGCAGCGGCTTTCGAGGTCGTACAGGTCCCACAGGCGAGGCCCGTTCGGATCAGCAGCGTCTTCACCCTCGATTCGGCGCTCCTGTACGTTGATGAGCTGGAGCGGGAGGCGGGCGTCCATTTCAGCGTACGGCCCGACGTGGCGGGCGGGCAGCTTCCACATCTCCGACTTGGGATCGACGCCGAACATTTTGGCTGCGGCTTGCAGGTGTGTCTCGTCCTTGCCTGCGAAGCCGTTATATTTCGCCACGTTGTCCAGCGAGTAGCTTCGCTGTAGCTCATCGAGCAGCGGCTCCGCGATCTGCACGTCACGGAAGAAGCGAGGCTGGAACACGATGCCCATCTGGGCGAGGTAGTCCAGATCGTAGGGCAGGTTTGCGCCCACGATGTCGCCCTTGAAGATGGCAGCCTGATCCTTCAGGTATTGGATAGCGTGCGCCGCATCCAGGTTGTCGCCGCCCTGGTGGGCGATCGGCAGGTAGTACGCGGGCACCTTCTCCAGATCAGCCCGCGTGTGCTCCGGGCGCTGGATGGCGAAGGAGACGCCAGTGACGTATCCGCGACGACGGACGCCGATCCCGGTCTTCTTCAGATCAGGGTCGCACGTCTCGATGTCCACCGCTACGCGCAGTGCCCCCTCCCACGAGGGGAGATCGGCGAGGCGCGGCGGTGTCCAGACAGAGTTAGGAACGTAGAGGGGTAGTTGAACCATGCTATGCGGGGAACTCGTCAGGTGTGCGAGTCCAGACGTGATGCTCGATGAAATCGGCCAGTTCTTCAGGGATGCGATTGTGGCGAAGCCAAACGACAGTCTTGGCAACCGCCGTCGTGGCGTTCTGGTTGCCCATAGCGATCTGCTCCTTCGCCCACAGTAGGAACTCTACACAATCCAGCCCCTTGAGCCAGTGCCTTTCGAGATCGGTGAGCTGCACCTCCCACCCGAGCTTCTTAGTCAGCCGGGCCTCGATCTGCGCGATGCGCTTCCCGAACTCGCCGTCAGAGTGCTTTGCAGGATGCGGGATGTCGCCCGTCCACCTCTCAGTTAGGTCATGGAACATGACCGCGAGCATCAGCTCCTTGCGACAGTCGGGGTAGAGCGCGATAAGCAGCGTCAGCATGTCGAATGAATGCTGACCCACGGTGTAGCTCCCGTGGTGGGGCATGGTGTGGGACCGCTCGACCTTAGAGGCTTCGCGGAGTCGCTGCACGAGTACGGTCAGGGGGCTGAGTTCTTTCATTCACATTCTCTGCGGCCATCTTCGGTGATCCGACACGAAGAGGGTTCTTCGGTCTTCGCCTTCAGGATACCCATGCGCTTGCCGCCGGGGTTGAACGTGGTGCAACCTTTTGCACCGAGCTTCCAGGCACGCATGTAGAGATCCTTGAAGTCGTCCCACGGCATATCCGGCGAGACGTTGCAAGTCTTCGAGACAGCAGAGTCCACAAGCTCCTGGGCGTTGCAGAGCACGTCGATGTGCTCCTGGGCGGTCACGTCCTGCGAAGTCTTGCCCTGCACACCGAAGAACTTGTAGCCATAGTCCTCGATCGTGTAGTTCACCGGGCCATCGAAGCCCTGGACTGTGCGATCCACGGAGTAGGCGAACACGGGCTCGATGCCCGACGATACGTTATCGGCGGTGAGGCTGATCGTCCCGGTGGGGGCGATCGAGGTCAGGTGCGAGTTTCTGATGCCGTGCTCGCGGATCAGGTCGCGCACATCCTCGGGAAGCGTCTGCACGAACTCGCCCTGGAGGTACTCCTCGGAATCGAACTCGGGGAACGCGCCTCGCTCCTTGGCGAGAAACGCAGATGCCCGATACGTCTCGTTCCTCAGAATAGAGAGCAGCTTGGTCTGCTCTCGGATGTAGCCCACGGACCCGTACTTGTGACCCGTGACGGCCTCGACGGCGTTCGCCATGCCGGTAACGCCCAGGCCCATTCGGCGCTTAGACTTCGCTTCCTTCTCCTGCTCGTAGAGCGGGTATCGGGCCACGTCGATCACGCGATCCATCGCCGCGACGACAGGCGCGATGTCCTTGGCAAACCCAAGGTAGTCGAACTCATAGATGTCGTGGTTTCGCACGACGTACTTCGTCATGTTGAAGCTGCCCAGCAGGCACGCCCCGAACGGAGGAAGCGGCTGCTCGCCACACGGGTTGGTGGCGACGATCTCCTCACAGTAGCGCAGGTTGTTCATCTCGTTGATGCGGTCGATGAACAGCACTCCGGGCTCGGCCCAGTCCCAGGTCGAGCGCATGATCTTGTCCCACAGGGCGTGAGCGCGGACAGTTCGGTAGGTCTGGCCGCCGAAACGCAGATCGAAGTCACTGTCGTTCTCGACCGCGAGCATGAACTCGTCGGTGACGCCGATCGAGACGTTGAAGCCAGTCAGCGAATCGGAGTTCTGCTTGGCGTGGATAAACTCCTCGATGTCCGGGTGATCGACGCGCATGACGCCCATCTGGGCACCACGGCGATGGCCCGCCGAGGCGATGGTCTGGCAGATCGCGTTGAAGATACCCATGAAGCTGATCGGCCCGGACGAGCGCGAGCCCAGCTTGCGGATCTCCGCACCACGCGGGCGAAGCGTCGAGAAGTCGTATCCGATCCCGCCTCCCATCTGCATGGTGCGGGCAGCTTGCTTCGCCCGCGACATGATCGAACCCTGGCCGTCCGTCAGGCTGTCCTCGATGGTGCCCGAGACGTAGCAGTTGTAGGGCGTGGTGTCCCTGGTACTGCCCACGGCGCTCTGGATCCGCCCACCGGGGAGGAACGACTGCCGCAACAGGATGTCCCGGAACTCGTGGAACTGATCCTTGTCGGTCAGCGCAGCGGCCACGCGGTTGGCGTACTCACGGAAGCTCTCGCCTTCGCCTCGGTACTTCTCGGCGTGCAGGTTTTGAGCAAACGGGGTCTGGGGTCCTTCAGTCATTGGATCAGGGTCAGTTGTTCGGCTGCGCGGGTGATGGCGGTATACAGCCACTTCGATGCTTGTTCACGGAAGCAGTGGGATTCGTTGATGATTGCCACGCGCCCCCACTGCGAACCTTGGGCTTTGTGGCAGGTAACAGCATAGCCGAAGTCGAAGTGCTCGGCCTCCCGCATCTCGTAGAACGGGATGTCGTCCTGGCGGTCCTCGAAGTAGTGTCGGAAGGCCACCACGTCGAAGGTGTACGGGTCCTCGTTGTCGAATGCGTGAATCCAGAGCTGGATGCGATCTTCGTCGAGAACTTCGCAGTCATCGACGACCCACTGCGAACCGTTCAGTAGCCCGCTGTTGCGGTTGTTGCGAAGGCAGACTAGCTTGTCGCCGCGCACCGGGAGGTGGGACTCGAAGCCCATGACCTCTTTCCGCACTTGGTTGTTGATGATGCGCCGCGTATTGTTGCGCCCGACGATGATCTGGTCGTGGTCTGCCAGCTCGCCGATGCTCAGGACACCCTTCTCGATGACCCTCGAATCGCCGTAGTCGCCGTAAACCACTGTCTCGCCTTTCCTTACAGTGGTCGCCATGCTGACGATCGGGCTGCCAGTAGCCTGTCGGTGGATCTCGGTCAGCATGATGTCGGGCTTGGCGTCCGTGAAGTAGCCGCCATCTTTGACCGGAGGGAGCTGGGCCGGATCGCCCAGGGCTAGGATGCGGGTGCCGTACGACAGCAGATCCTCGGCAACCTGCTTGCCGACCATCGACACCTCATCCAGCACCACGAGGCTCGCACCCCGAACTGGGGACTCCAGGTTGCGGGTGAACGTCGGGCGACGAAGGTTGTCCTTCTCCTCGGCCAGCTCGGCGGCGATCTCGCGCCGACGATCAGCGTCGTCTTCCGCGTTCAGGTCAGCTTGAAGCTGGGCCAGACGCTCCTGACTCTTCTCCCGAGGCAGGTAGATCATCTGGTGGATGGTCATCGCGTTCTCACAGCCCTTGGACTGGAGCACGAGCGCGGCCTTACCTGTGTATGCTCCGAAGAGGATCGGCCCAGAGACCTCTTCGACTAGATGCTGGGCAAGAGTGGTCTTGCCTGTTCCGGCATACCCAAAGAGCCGGTAGACCTGTTGCTCGCCGTCTTGCAGCCATGATCGAACGCTGCTGATGGCCTCTTGCTGCTGTGGAGACCAGGAATGGGTTTCTGAGGGCATACGCGCACCAATGTTTCGCACGAAAAGGTAGGGGTAAACGGGGGCCTTTCACCCCCTCGGCTGGGCACGAGAGAAGCCCAGCTATCACTCCTCTCAGAAAACGGTGTCGTCGCTGCTTTCGGTGGCAGCGCCGTCCTGCGAGTCGTAGGCGATGTTCGCCTGTCCCGCCATCACGTCGTCCTTGAAGAGACGTGCAGCCTCCAGCAGCGCAGCCTGGGGACCACTGGGGTCGATCAGCGACGGCAGGACGCCGTTGCGGAACACCGGATCGCCCTCGGGCTGGTTCACCGGGCGCAGAACCCAGTTGTACCAAGTACCCTCACTATTCGACTGCTCATCCGTGGAGACACGCAGACGGTGGGCGAAAAGGGGAGCGCCGGGGAACTTCCGAAGCTCGCCGATCGACTTCTTGTAGGGCTGGATGCCCGACGAGGTGAAGGCCAGCATGGCGAAGCCAGAGGGCACAGCAGCGTCCGCTTCCGGCAGGATCATGCAGGCGAGGTAGAACGTCTCGACGAGTTCGTTCCCCTCGGGAGTGATGAGACGACCCTTTTCGTTCTTGCGGCACTGGGCCACGACAGGATCGTGAAGACCACGACGACCGACGAATCCGCCGCCTTGGCTGCGCGGACGCCACTCGACGTACAGGTGCTCCGTGAGGCACGGCACGATGACGATATCTTCGTGCAGCTCGCGGGTCACGGTATCGAGAAGGAGGCCCGGCTCGGCACCGGGGATCTTGGAGTCCTTCTTGGCAACCTCGGGAGAGAGCGCCTGGAGGATACGGATGAACGGGACAGCTTGATCCGCTGCCGACATATTCTCCATGCCCTCACCGGCCATCTCGCCGAAGTCGAAGGGTAGAGCCAGCGCACCGGGCGCAGACGTGGTGGCGACCTCTTGGGTCGCAGATTTCTTCGCAGTCATAGGAAAGTTCCTGGTTGGGTGCAGCTCCCACTTTTACGGCTGGAGGTGCGACGAGCCGCGTCACTTCTTGGGTGACTTCACCTCGGCCTTGTCGTACGTTGACGCGCCGAAGATGTCCATCGGGATCCGGTTGCCCGGATCTTGCAGGAGCCGCCGAAGCAGCGCCCGGAGTGAGCTTGACTCTACCTTGCGGCGAGCACCGACGCTCAACTCTTGTTCTTGCAGATCGGCCATGAGCTGCTGGGCCTTCTCGTCCTCGCCCATAGCGAAGGCTACCTCGACCGTGCGCTTGATGAGGCCGCCCTGTCCGTTCTGCTCCAGCCAGCGGAACGCCTCGGTCTCCCGTGCCTTCGGGATCGACGCTCGCACGTCGGACTTGATCTTGACCTTGTAGCCCGACGTGGTGGTGAACTCAGCCATGCCCGCTTCGCGCATAGCCTCGGGGATCAGATGCTCCTCGTAGTGGCGCACGCGCTTCATGCGCTCCTTGTATTCGGCTTCCGCCTGGGCAGCATCCACCTGAGCATCCAGGTAGGCATCCACGGCGTCGGTGATCTTGCGGAGCTGATCGACCGTCGGGCCGTCGGTGTAGTTGGAGTAGTCGGGTAGCGTCATGGTTAGATCCAGTTCCGCAGCTCGTCGCCCTGGACGGTAGCTGCCATCTCGTACTTGTTTCGTAGGGCGTTGATGATCTGATCGTCCACTGTGTCCTGGGCGCAGAGGTCGATGATCTGGACGGGGTGTTCCTGACCGATTCGGTGGGCGCGGTCCTCAGACTGTAGCCGTTTCGAGAGTTTGTAGCTGTTGTTGAAGTAAACCACTGTCTTGGCGCAGGTTAGGGTGATGCCCTCCGCGCCCTTGGCGGGGTTCGCCACGAAGACCCGCGCTCGGCCTGCCTTGAAGGCATCCACGGCTTCGCCCGCTTCCGCCTCCGTACACTGACCATCGTACCGCACGGCCTCGATCTTAGCCTCTTTCAATGCGGCAAGAATGTGGTCGATGTCGTACCGATACTTGGCCCATACAATCACCTGCTGGCCGTCGGCCTCCTCCATCACGTCGAGCAGGGCGTCGATGCGCGGGTTCTTATCGCCCAGCGGGACGAGATGTTGCTCGTCTGTGTCGGGGTCCTCAGTGGGCAGGTAGCCCGACGTGACTTGCTGGAGGCGCAGACGCATGGTGATCGCTAGGGCGGCGGTGATCGGCTGCCCGTCGATCCAGGTCAGCATCTCATCTCGGAGTTCGCGGTATGCCCGCCACTGGGCAGGGGTCATCTCGAAGTACCGCTTGGAGTATAGCTTGGGCGGCAGATCGAGCACGTTCTCTTTCAGGAGCCGTGAGCCATACCGCGACACCACCTCATTGAGCATCGGCAGGTTGCGGAAGTTGACCAGCTCGGGGAACTGCCTCCCGTTGCCCAGTTGGCGGGTCTGCCAGATGCCGAACGTGGCCTTGAACGCTGAGTAGTCAGCGCAGCCCACACTGTTCCAGGCGTTCTCGTCGAGGAACTTGATCTGCGTGTAAACGTCGAACGGCTTGTCGTCCACCACCGTACCCGTGAGGATTCGGCGGTACGGGAGGTACTTCGCTAGAGCCAGGATGCGCTTCGTCCGCTTGGCACCCGGCGTCTTGATGTACGGGCTCTCGTCGAGCACGCCCATGCACTGCCGGTCCTCGACGAAGCGTTTGATGAACTTCGCGCCCTTGTCGGTCATAATGCCGTTGTACGACATGCACACCACGGCAAGCCCGTCGTGGTCGAGCACGGCGGCGGCCTCTTCAGCGTGGGCCTTGTTGCCCGCCTTGGAGGTCATCCAGTGCATGACCTTCATCTCGGAGGCCACCTCGTCGGGCATGTGCGTGGGGAGTTCGTCCACCACCCAGTTACGGTGGACTCCGTTGGGCGCTAGGACCAGCAGCCCACGGATAGCGCCCTCTTGGTAGAGGTGCGCGGCGGTGTCGATGCACGGCTTGGTCTTGCCGCAGCCCATCTCCCAGAACAGCCCACGCGCCTTGGTATCGCGGGAGTAGTGGTACTCCTCAAGCTGGTGGGCGTAGGGTGTAGTCTTGAAATCCATCTAAACTCCAGCGGGTAAAAAAGCCCGGCCCCCGAAGGGACCGGGCCGGTTGCCCTGCGTCATGCTACCCCCTCACGACGGTAGGGGCAACCTAATCAGTGACCGAGAGATGACTTGATCCCGATCCAAACTGCGCCAGCAAGGCCAGTTACGAGGATTCCGACAAGCACCAGCAGGCCGCGAGATTGGATCTTTTCGGATGCCGCCCGTAGCTCGCGGACGAAGTGCATGTCCTGTTGCACATCAAGCGGCTGGGCTGCGTCTACGCCCAGGGTTAGCAGGGTCTCGTGGACAGCTTCGCGCACCACGTCGGTAACGTCATCAGCCCGCATGACGCGCTTCTCGTCGAAGACCTCATAAACAATCCGTTTGATCTCGTCTCTTTCCATGATCAGGTGAAGAGGACGGCGAAGCCGTCGGTCCCGCCTACAGGGGCAGTCATGTTCAGTTGTTTGAGGGCGCTGGCGTCGGTGGACGTATGGCGCAGTTCAATCGTATCGGACACCACGACACCCGTGATGCTTCCACTTGTATTGCCAGATGAGATGAGCGTCGTCCAGGCACCGCCGTTCACCCTCTGCTCGATGTCGCCCGTGGTGAACGAGCTGGAGAGATTGAAGGTGTGCGTACCAGCAGCGTCAGCCGTGTACGTTGCGGATACATCGTTGGTATCCAGGGCGGTGAACTCGAAGTCGCCTGTGAGAGCAGAGGTTACGTCGAAATCGTGCTGTGCAGTATACCGCGAAGTCAAAACATCCGAATCGTCTGTATGAGTTGTTTGAATGCGAACTCGCATCCTGGTGGGCACAGCGCCATCCGTTTCTTTCAGAATGGACAGTCTCAAGGCGTTCTGGGACGTGCCCGTCAAGCTACTGAAAGTTAGTAGCTGGGCGGGAGTACCATCAGGGTCGTTCCAGACCTGGACCTCGTACTCCGTGCTGTTCGCGGAGGGGAAGTCTGCAAACAGGCTTGCGGCATCGTTCTGGAGCGCCTGGATCTCGTCCGCTCCGTCGCCTGTGCGGTAGTCCCTGCGCTTCCAGCCGATCTCGTAGCCCGTGGCCTCGTCGGCACCGCCCAGGGCCTCCAGCGACACCGTAGAGGCCCACGCCGAGCTGTCTAGGCTAACCTCGCCCACGGGGTATGGGCGGCGGGGCCGCTTGTCCATCGTGAAAGAAATGGCGAGCGCCGAGGCGAGGTCGAGCGTGTCGGTAGCCGACCTGGGCTGTAGTTTGATATCCAGCGGATCCGTCTCCGCGAACGGGCCA